TACAACACTGGGCGCTACAACGCTGGGGACTACAACACTGGGAGCTGCAACGCTGGGGACTACAACACTGGGGGCCACAACGCTGGGAGCTACAACACTGGGAACTACAACGCTGGGTACGACAACGCTGGGAACTACAACGCTGGGAACGACAACGCTGGGAACTACAACGCTGGGAGCCACAACACTGGGGACAACAACGCTGGTAACTGGAACTCATCAAGTAGCGTATCAGGTTATTTCAACACCGAATCACTAAAAACGATTCGCGTTTTTAACAAAGAATGTTCGGTTAAAGAGTGGGGAAACGCATCTAAACCTGGTTTTTTATTCTTTAATTTAACAGAGTTTGTCAGTTTTGATAATATGACAGACGCTGAAAAAGAACAAAACCCAAATCACAAAACAACTGGTGGATATTTAAAAACGTACGAATACAAAGAAGCGTTTAAAAAGTCATATGAATCAGCAAGTCAAGAAGAACGTGATTTAATTCTAAAACTTCCTAATTTTGACCCAGAGGTTTTTTTAGAAATAAGCGGAATCGATGTAAGAGTTGATAGTGAGCTGCAAGAGAAAAAACGCTTAATGATTGAAAAAGCAAATGAATTACTAAAACAAGCTGAGGAACTTTAGATGGCAAAAGGTACGGTAAATAAGGTGATAATCCTAGGCAGATTAGGTCAAGATCCTGACATAAAATCAACAGCAGGCGACATGAAAATATGTAATTTAAGTGTTGCCACTAATGAGATAGGAAAAAAAGATCAAGCCGGAAATAGAGAGGATGTGACAGAGTGGCATAGGTGTGTGCTGTTTGGTAAAACAGCCGAGAATGCAGGACGGTACCTATCAAAAGGCTCTCAAGTTTACTTGGAAGGTCGGTTGCAAACTAGAAAGTGGCAAGATAAAGAAACAGGTCAGGATAGATATTCTACAGAAATTGTTTGTCATGAAATGCAGTTTATTGGCGGTAAATCTGATAGTCAGCAACAGCCGTCACAGCAAGGGTTTAACCAGCCTCAAAACCAGCCAAAGCCGTCAGGTGAGTTTGACAGCTTCGATGACGATATACCTTTTTGATGTGGCCTAGCACTCGAATGAGTGCTTATAATTCAGAGTCTACGTCAATAATGCCACCTGTTGATAATCTTATTACAGAGCCAGCCGTCAACCCGTGAGCGGTTTTTGTTGCGGTAACCCTGATCGCGTTATCAGATGAATCCGATACAACAAAAGAAAACCCGGTTTGCTGGGCAACGGCATTGCTAAATACATCTAAACCGGATACTGAAGAAGAGGGCTTAACACGCTTTACAGTGGTAAATGTGAATGTGGCGTGCACATTATTTGCTGTGATGAAGTACGCTCCTTCGTACCAATTTCCGCCGCCTGTTGTACCAAGTATGCGTTCAAAGTACCGCATACATAAATCCCTTTCCTCAGCATGAGGGCGAGGCTGGTAAGGCGTGGCATTAGGCCCATATTCTATTTTTAATGCGGCTAATGAACTGGCAGCTGTTAATTTGCATGTGATATTACCCGTGTTACCCACTGTAATTGTGGTTGATGCGGTCGAAGAAACTGTGAAAGCTTGACCGTCAAAAGTGCCTGTTGCTGTGCCGCTTAGAGCTGAAATTGTTACCTCTACGCCATTTAACTGAGGGTCTTCAACTATCTGTTCAATAGCGCCACTGTTAATTGTTAGGCTGGTACCTATGGTTATATTGCTAGCGCCATTAGCTTTCCAGCGGTCTATGCCATAAATTCCATCAGCCAGAGCGCCAGATACAAAAGAGCGCTGATTTATCGGCGTTCTGAAGTCAGCGTTAATCAGTATGTTGTCACTAGATCGAATAATCTGTGGTGATGTGTTGTAATTTGAAAATATAGTTGGCATTACTGTAACCTTTCTTGGATTTCTGTTCCGACTGATGCGCCGACCTGTCCGCGTGTCGCTCTATCTAGCTCGATAGATAGAGACTGTAAGTATTGTTGTATTTTAGCGCCTTTTGACAGTTCGCGCTCTCTTTTACTTAAGCGTCGACCCTCAATACTTGCTAAACCTTCTTGTAAGTCTTTTTGCCTCAATATACTTGCCTTGCTTCGACCAACTGCGCTTCCTGCAATATCAGTCACGCCGCCCAGTCTATTGCCAAGGCTCATTCTTGCGAGTGAATCGATAATTCTAAAAGCTGTATTTGATGCCACTTCACCAGATCCACTTGTACTTGAAACTCTAGCTAATGGGGTATCACCAACCTTAAGAACTCGCTTCAATCTATTTAACTCTTTGATTTCGTTAGGGTTAAAGAAAATTTTTAGCTTTTCTGTTCCAATGTTTTTAAGTTGACGGTCTAGGTTGTTAAAATTTAAAACCCATTCGTTACGAGTGTTTTTCTTTAGGGAATTTTTTAATAAATCTTCACCAACACTACCCCTAATATCATTCCAAATCTGTTTGCCTTCCGGGTTTGTCAGCAGCATACCTTTTAATCGCTTTGAATTTTGTAATGCTCTACCGCCTTTAACAAACTGTTCTATGATCTGATCGCTGGGTACTTGTGGTATCTGGCCTTTAAAATCTTTAAATGTTAGCAATTTTTCGATCACGTCGTTATCTTCGTATGCTTCTTTGAGTCTTCTTGATGATGCCCTTGCTATCTCAAAAGCTGTGCGCTTAACCGATGATTCGGGCATATTTTCTACAGCGTCAGCAGTTGCCCTGTCTAGCGAGCTTTTTAACTGAGTAAGTAACGCCGTATCGGCGTTAGACTGAACAGGAAAACTATTCAGCATTTTCCTTAACTCTTCAGCATTGCCAACGCTTAAATTTTGAGGTGCTTGTGCGGATCTAAAATTTATATTCGTCTCACCGACGGTTGTACGAAAGTTTCCAGCACCCAAATCTACCGCGTCATCGCCAACTACTTTAAATTTAGCCAGTGCCTTTAGCACTTTGTTTTGCAGCTCATCGGTTGCGCTATCGGCAGATTGGATTAATGTTTGCGATATTTCAGCCCCAGACACTGGAGCGTCAGAACCAGGCAAGTTTTTGGCAATGTTGTATAACTTACTAACATCTTCTTTTGCGATATTTTTATTTCGCTTTAAATAGTCTCTTAAAAGATTTCCTGCTTCAGTTTTATTGCCGCGGTTAGCAATATCTTGAATATTGAAAACAGTCTGACTTGAACCCAGTGGCTCTAATAATCTTTTTTCTGCGCCCCTTACTAAATCTTGTTGATTTTTAGAAAGGATATTTTCGGCTGCTTGAGCTATCTTGCCGCGCTCAGCCAGTGCGTCAGCTTCTAGCGCTTGCAACTCGGCATCTTGCGATGCTTTAGAGCTTGTTTGCCTGCTATCAAATACAGCGGCCTCAGCTTGTCTGGCTTGTGCTGCCAGGCTTTGCTCTGGATTTACCTTTTCAATTAGTATTCGTTCCGCATCAGCACCAAGTTCATCTAGAGTAAAGCCTGCGTCTTCAAGCTCTTGCACTGCTTGTGGTGTTAATTTCCCGTCTGGACCTATGTCAGGATTAGCGTTGCCAGTGAATTTTTTATACGTATCACGAATTGCGTTGCCAGCTAATGGTAATAAAACCTCACCACTCGCGCCGAATGCCAGCCCCAATAATGGATTACCTTCAACAAGAGTCTCTTCGATCGCTCCAGCAGCAGCAGCACCGCCAATAGCGGATAATTTAGGACCAAGAAATTTACCTGTAGCTTTTTTAGTCAACGCTCCAACAGGTCCACCAAGAGGCAGCCCTACAGCCACATCGCCAGCCACACCACCTACAAACGTACTGACGGGCTTAGCTTCTTGAAGCGCTGCAAATCTCTCTCGCTCCTGTTCTCTTTCTTCTTTTATGTCTTCTTCAGGCCTTAATCCTGTGGCGCCACTTATTACTCTTTCCGCTTTAGCAAAAGATCGACCCGCACTAGCAAGTCCTGCTTGTAAAGGTGTTGCCTCTTCTGCCGCCAAACGTGCTCCTTCGGCTCTAGCCTGTTTACGCAGCTGCCCAACTTCTTGAAATTGACGTAACTGTTGCACTTGCTCTTCTTCAGTTGGTGCAGTAGATATGCCTTGTTGAAGTAGTTCTTGGTCCGTCACACCTAATTCTTGAAGCTCTGCCATAATGTCAGTCTCACTTCTGGCGGCAGGTTGAGCATGCTGCAATGGTTGACCTAAAGCTTCCTGGATTTCTTGGTCAGTTGCGCCAAGGGTTCTCAGCTCTGCTATAATCTCTTGCTCACTGGCCACGGGCTTTCCTCAACTCTTCAAATAATTGGGCTTTTCTGCTTTGTTTTTGCTCTGGCGATAACTGTTGCGGCACTGCTGCGCCAGTTGTGGTTACTGTAAGCAATGGCGGTTCAAAGTCTTCAGGTTTTCCACCACCTTTTATAAATTTCTTTAGCTTTTTGTTAACACCTATAGAGTGCTCTGCAAGCTTTTTGATATCGTTAAGTATCTGAATGTTACCAGCAACAGTGTTGCCAATATTTGCAGTAGACTTAACTAAGAACGTCAAATCTCTCTCAGAAAGCGCGCCTTTCATTTTTTCAGCTGCATTTAGAACAAGCTTGTTTGTTTCAGCCATGAAAGCCTCTTCATTTGCGGCGTCTAACCCAAAAAATCTTTTGAGTTTCGCTTTTTGTTCGGCAAATGAACCTGTTGATATTCGTTCTAGTTTCTTTAGAGTATTATTTATCGTTGGTATTTGAGCGGCGGCTAATTGCGATTGAGTTCGAAAATCTTTTACAATGGCGGACCTATCTTTATTAAGTTGCTTAAGTTTATTTTCTTTTACTTTTACGTCAGAGATTCCACGCTCAAGTTCTAGCTTACTTTCTTTTGCTCTGAGTTGTTTTTCAGTCTCAGCTCGTGCAGTTGCAATGCGTTCTTCTTCAGATCGAGGTGTAAAGCTAATTTGACCAGTGCTTGATATTTGCCGAGTACCGCCAGGCACCGCAACACTAGATTGCACTCGTTTACCAGCCAGTCCAGGCAAATCAATTAAACCAGCTTTTTGAAAGGTCTGTAAATGTTCTTCACCTGCCTGCAAATCAGCTGCAAATCCTTCACGGCCTTGGCTTTGAAGTATGTTGCCAGCATCAACCAGGTTATTCACATCAAGGCCCGCTGCTTGCCGTTGAGCAATTTGATTTTGAATATTGGTAAATAAATCCTGATCAGTCGCACCAGCTTGTAATTGGTTTTTTAAGTCAAAAATACTTTGTGCGTCTGCTTGAACACCTTGAATCATACGTTGCTGTTGGATTTTTTGTTGGTTAAGATCTATAGCTTGCTGACCCTGTTGGACTCTTTGACCAGCCAATAAAGCATCCGCTAATAAATTAGCCATCTTAAAAACCTCCTGGTCTATTAGGCTGCACTATGGATAAAGGTAAATTGGACTGCGGCTTACCAAAAAGCCCTCCAATTTGAGCGCCTGTTATCGTTGATCCGATTGCGCCAGCTAGTCCAGCCTGTCCTGCTTGAGTCGCTTGCAATTGATTTAATAATGCTTGTTGTTCTGCTGCTGATTGCTGAGCTATGCCGCCTAACTGCGCTTGTGTAGCTTGTCCTTGTGCGCCTGTTATTGCTCCCACTCTGCCCGCTGTTGCGCCAAAACCCTGCGATATCGGTAGTTGCAATGATTTTAATCTTTCATTGAATGCATTTGACGCTAATTGTTGGTTAAAATCTCTTAACTGTAAAAGCGTACGACCAGAATTTAAGCGACCCCTAGCGGCAGCTGCCCGGTCTATTGATTCCTCGCCTGCTCTTTGCTGAAATTTAAACGCTGGATTATCTAAAATCCTATCTTGGGCTCTCTGGACCACACCAGGTGTACCAAACCCTAGCAACGCCTGTCTTTCTTCTAAGGCTTGCGCTCCTGCTTGCTGAAACGGCGCGAACTCTCTAGCTGCTTGTTCGGCTGCTGCTATCCGCTCTGTAGCAAGTTCCTGTGTTGCAGTTAATTGTTGTTGGCCAAGCTGCTGTTGCTGCTTTGCTTGATCTTTTAACTGTTTGCTTGAATCAATTCCTGACCCAAGCTGAGATCCAGCTGCAATACCTGCCGCTGCTCCAACCGGACCTCCAATTAAAAACCCACCAACACCGCCTACTACAGCCCCTAAACCTTGTGCAAAACCCATATTAAGCCCCTACTATAAACCAATTTGTACGAGTGCTCATGACCATTACATAAGCATTTAAAGATAAAACCACACTAGTGCCCCCATCGATTGTTTCTGACCCTGCCGGATTAATTGTTGCTGTGTTTGTTCCGGTGCCAACATTTTTAACAAAAACCCATTTTGTTTTCTGATTGTTTGTTAGATCAGGCAAGGTTAAAGTTAGATTCCCACTGGTTGTATCTAATAGATACATTGTACCATATTTTGTGCCTGTGACATTAGCTGACACTTCTTCGGTCTGAAACTCTCCGTCAACCATACCGTTCAAGAAGTTGATAAATCGCTGAAAAATACTCGTCGATCGGTTGTCTGAAGTAATAATGTCTTTTGGGCGTATTGTAGGCCTCATTCTATATCCAGCACCATATCGTACAAAGTGACATCATTTGAATTCGCGTCTGGTGTCGCAAAGTCAGGAGAGTTGCTAATGATAAAAGCGAAATCCTCAGACTTACCCAATCGATTCCACTCCAGTAAATCGGCCATTGACCTAGACCCCATATTAATATTAGTTGTGCCGCGATCAGTTGAATAAATTAAATACAAATTACCGCTCACTTTCTTTTTGTGACGCACTCTTACCCGTTTTACTTTTGCTAGGTCTCCAAGATTACTGACGTAATACGCAGACACATGACGCTGAACATCAAATCCAAACTCTGTAGCTATGCTTGAATCTATTTCTGCGACCCCTGTAAACGCACTAGAACCAGTCCCCCAGTGACCCAAAGCTAGGTTTTTATTGTAAATATTAACCGCATCTTTAGGGAACGCTTCTCTATTGGTTGTTTCTATGCGCCCTCTTCTGTGCCAAATAGATTTCCCAGCCCTCTGGCTCTCTGTTAGATCGTACATGTATGTGACGCCGTTATTGTTAGAGAGATACAGCCCTAAAAACTTATGACCATCGTGCTCAATTGTAAACAGCTTTGAGTTTTCATCTTGAGCGGTTATCTGTTGATCTAAATGTGCTTTTTCTAACTGTTGATCAATGACATCGTTTGATATTTTTACAAATCGATTACCTGAGATAACGTACACGCCATAGGGTTCTGACTCTCCGCGCCCGATAAGGTAAAGTGAGTCATCAAATTCAAGAGCTCTACCGTGAACACACCCCCCTTTATCTAAAATAATATTCTCTACTCTATCCAATGGAAAACCAGCCGCGCCAGTTGTATCGTAAACCTCAATTGTTACCTGTCCGATAACCCACAAAAACCCATCAACAACCAATAAATCTCTAATTGCATCGTGCTTATAGTTGGGCTCATGTGTCGCGTTAGCATCAAAATTCCTACCTCGATTCGTAGTTTCTACTGATGCAGCAAACAAAGTTGATTCAGTTGCAAATATAAAACGACCATCAATATAGACTACAGCAACCACCGCCTCTGAACCTACAATTGTTAGAAATGTTGCGTCTGTAATTGTGGATAATGTAGATGTATTCGCGTCATAGAAATATGAATTATCACCCTTAACAATTGCGGCAATAGCCTGTCCATTAAACACCATACTAGGGTACCCGCTACCAATAACATTTGTAGCTTTTAATACATTAGTGCCGTCTGAATTTATTTGATATAGATTTAAACCCCAATTAGCGTACAGAATACTATAACCTATTCCATATTCAATCATATATCCGCCGTAGGCCCCGCCCGCTGTTGTGCTAAACGTTGTTAATCCTGGGGTGTGCTGCACTTTTGTTGGCGTTATTGATCCGTTTTGCTCTGAAAAAGTCGGCCACAAATTGAAACTGAATTGACGTGTTCCAAAATCAAAAATATCAACGTAAGAACCTTGATTGAATGGCACTGTTAATTTAGGCATTCGTAATTTTCCAGTTGGTACCGTCCGATGTTATTTTTACAAAAGCGTTCTCGCCAGACAAAACAACATTAGCTGCGCCATCTATCGTCTCTGCGCCGTTAGGCGTAAGCGTCACTGTATTAATAGTTGAGTCTATTTTCTTAAAAAATATCCATTTGCCTTTTAGGTTTCCCCCTGCCGCCAAAGTCATTGTTAAGCTAGCTGTGGTCGCGTCAACAAAATATACAGTATTAAATGTACTAACGGCCTGGCTAGCTGATATCGTTTGAAGCGAGTCATCACCTAAATCTAGATCAGCCTTAAACACCGACCATGGGATTGCCCTGGTTGCGCCGTTCAAATCAGAATAAACAATAACTCTAGCTGTATCTGCTACTGTATTTTGTACTGTGATATCACTGGTTTTTTCACTCATTTAAATCCACCGTTATAACTGTGCCGTCATCAAGAGTTAGTATGCTGCCATTCTCTGTTTGAATAGCGTTCTTATCTGTGTCGACTGGAAATTGATTTCTATACCTGCGCTCACCACCTAAGGGTAAACGCGTAGGAAGTTTAACTTTAGGTTTTCTAATTAATTTAGAGTAAACCGCTTTTTCTGATTCGGTTATAGCGCTTGCTAATTCTTGGTTTATTGTTGCGTTTAAATTTGATGCCATTCTAATGGCTATGTTGCATTTAACCCAATTATTCATCCAATCAGGGATGTGATGGGCATCGCCAAGGTTGTCAACCATTCTGTAACCAACACTTATACCTGCCGCGGCTTGCTCGGTCATAAATTCATTAAGAACATTAAGCCCATTGTCTATTTGACTTTGAGTGATCGGCTTAGTGCCTTTAGTTAATAATTGAATAGAGCTAAATATAATATTCTGCGCTGTCCCGGTTGATCCGGTTGCTTTTCGATTAAGCTGCTCTACCACTGCCAATCTAGCGCCCTGTACACTAGCTATCATTAATTCGTCAGGCTGGCTATTGTATTGACGTGCTAACCTCAATGTCATTTCTGATTTAATCCAGTTCATTGCATTGTTAGGGATCGCAGGCGTTTCACCCAGTACTGAAACCGCAACAAATCCGAATTCAAACCCCTCACCATTCAATTCAAACATAAGGTCATTTAAGACGGGTATGGCGTTGTTTTGGTCATTAGTAGTAACAGGCTTAGATTGCATTTTGATACGCTCTATCGCGTTAAACACAATATCCTGAACTGTTCCAGATGTTGATACTATTTGATCGTTCAGCTCCCTTGTGACAGCTTCTCTGGCTTTTTGGTTGTTAGCAACCATGATTTCATCAGGACTAGCACCATACTCACGAGCTAGTTTTAGATAAAGCTCTGTTTTAAATAAGTTGACCGCGTAAGTTGGTATTGCAGGGATATCCGCTAATAAGGTAATCGCCGTTAAGCTAAACTCGAAACCCTCTGCTTCTAATTCAAAAATAATGTCGTTAAGCTTAGGAATGCCGTTGGCTATCTCAGTTGCTGTAATTGGTCGCTCGTTACCCTGTGCATATATTCTATTAATTGCCGAATAAATAAAGTCTTGAGCTGTACCGGTCAATCCTACAGCTAAATTGTTGATTTTATTGATAACAGATTTTCTAGCCTTACTTGCATTCTCTACAATAATCGAGTCGGGTTCACTGCCTATCTCTCTTGCAACCCTTAAGGCCAACTCTAATTTAATAAATTCAATCGCGTAATCAGGAATAACAGGGACGTCGGTTAGTAATGTGACCGCAACAAAACTAAATTCGAAACCGTCGGCATCGAGCTCTAAGAGCAAATCATTGAATTTTGGTATTAAGTTGGTTATTTCAGACGCTTTAATCGGTCTACTATTATCTTGTGGGTAAGCTCTATTGATTGCTGCATGGATAAAATCTTGAGTGTTATTTGTTTGGCTGACAACTAAATCATTTAAATTATTTATTACTGATTTACGTGCTTTTGCTGCGTTTTCTATAATAATTTGATCAGGTTCGCCACCATCTTCACGCGCTAATCTCAATGCCAATTCTAATTTAATAAATTCACGTGCGTAGTCTGGTATTACTGGAACGTCAGTCAGAAGGGTCAAAGCTACGAAACTAAATTCAAAACCGTCGGCGTCTAGTTGGAACATTAAATCGTTCAACTTAGGTATAGCGTTAGTGATTTCAATTGCCGTTATAGGTCTTGGGTTTTCTTTGGGATTGCTTCTTAATATAGCGCTGTGGATAAAGTCTTGTGCTGTGTTAGTAAGTCCAACAGTTTTGGAGTTTAACGCATTAATAACATTATTTTGAGCGTTATCTATGTCAGCAACTAACGAGGGTGGAATAGGTTTTGTGCTATCTTCATATTCCGGCCATAACCTACCAACTAGCTGAGTTATAACAAAGTTGACTTCACCAGCAGCAACCGTAACAGTATCCCCTCCAGCTGCAATCGTAGTCCAGCCTAATTCATAGCCAGCGCTTTCTAGCTCTTCCATTAGGTTGTTTAGGATAAATATAGCGTCGCTTTCTTCGGTTGAAGTAATTGCAACACCTGACGCTTTAGCACCTATTTTAGACATTGCGGCCGAGATTACTTGATTAGCTGTTGCCATTCTGTAATTCTCTGTAGTATTTATCTAATTTTAACATACCTTTGTAGCCTCTGTACTTACGCATATCAGGATCTATGCCGAAATCTTTTTTTATAGAGTCTTCTAGCATATCGCGCTGCTCTTTTATCCATTTATCGTTATTAATATTCTTATTCATCTTTTCAACAAATGCAGCTTGATGTCCCCCAAGCTCGTTAACTGCTAACTTTCTGGCTTTTACGTCATCTATATCATCACCCAAATCAGCGGCGGATTTTTTATGATGGCACTCACATTCTTTAAGGAATGCTTTATTTTTATCTAAGAAGCCTGGTAATTCGGCTGGCGACTCTCTCCAGTCATCTGCTAAATACTTCTTTAATTCACGCCTTTTAATAATTTTAGATTCGTGCTCGGCGTGATAAACCCATAATCTATCAGGCATTTATTTGTCCTTTTTATCTTTTTTTATCTTAGCGGGACTGTCAACCCAACCGTCTTTTTCTATATCTTTAAGCAACCCTACTTTAACAATCTTGCCTTTAGGCATATCTTTGTGATACATCCAGCAAACGTCTGAATTATCTTCTAATTCTTGCATAACTTTTTTTCCATTGGGTAGAGTTTGTTCTATTTCGTAATTTTTAGGCATTTGTATTTCCAAAAAAAAGGAGGCCGAAGCCCCCAACGAGGGTTAGGATGTGTGTCGAACAATCATGTCTTGTGCTACTACTTTTACACCGTACATAATATCCCACCTGATTTGGTTAATATCGTTAGTGATATCAAAGTCAGTTACAACTTTAATCGTTACACCTTCAAATGTTTGCTGTGATGCACCGACACCGCCAAATGGCATAGCTAGCGGAACCATTGCAAGTGAGATAGCTTCTTTAACGAAGACCAAGTTCTGCTTATAACCAGTTGCCGCCGTACCTGTACGGATAGTCAGGGCTGCGTTATCTGCTGGCGCTGCTGTAACAGTCTGATAAGGGCCGCTAGTAATAATTGCAGGAGAGATAGTCAAAGCTGTCTCACCTGATCCGTTACTTGTTGCATCTGCTCTAACAACAAAGTCTTGAAGTATCCCAGTGTCTACACGAGTGCGTCGGTTAACAGAATTAACACCAACAATTGTGAATACATCACCTTCTTTTAAGATATCGGCAACTGAAACGGTCCAACCGTCAACGTTCAATGTCTGAGTGTTTGTCTCTGAGCTAGCCGCGTAGGTTACGTTTTGAGATGCACCGTTTACTAATGGAGTTCCACCCAAAGCACCTACGGTATGTGTCGGCAATGAGTTGGATTCCATGATATTGACTTTCGCATAACGTCCAACACTAGCCTCTTCGATCGCAGTTGTTGCAATCTTCTGAGGGTTAACCAACTGAAGACCAGAAGCCAACGAACGAGCTGCACGTGAATTGTAAATCCCCATCTTAGTCGTAGTTATTGGCGTACCAAGTTCAGTCAATCGAGTAGATGTTTCGCTGATATCATCGAAAGTGCTTGGTTCCGTACCAGGCGTTCCAGTAAAGTTGTAGGTCTCTTTGTAAGCAAGTGAACCAATGTCACTTTCAATCGCTTGCCCTAATTCCATAGCTGCTGGATTAGAGAAACTTTCACGCAAAGAGTCTAAACCTAACGTCAAATCGTTACGCGTAATCTTAAGTGCTACTTTTTTGCGACGGTTAATTATTAAAGGTAGTGAGCCTTGCTCGATCTCATCAAATGAAGAGACGACAGCGCCATCAGATGATTCAACATACACAGGTCTACGAACCCGCACTGTATCACCTATTTGTGCGCCAGATTTCCCGAACTCACCCTCCCAATTTCTGTTTACAGAGTCAAGGATAACAAAGTTATTCCTCATCTCCATGATTGTATCTTTTGTAATCATGTCGATTACTTTTAATTCAGTATTATCTAAAGCCATTTCTAATTACCATTTCTGCGGAATCTAGCATAATCATCCATACTCATATTTTCTATAGATGAGCTTGATGTGGAAGATCCATCACCAACTGATGGAGCCGGGTCAGGTGCGCTAGATACAGGTTTTTGTAAATTCGTCTCGATTCTACCTATTGCTAATGCAACGTCGGTAGGGTCAGACAGTTGATTCAAGCTGTGTAAGCCTGGAAGATTATTCATAAGCGCATGTTGAACGGCGGGGTTATTGGTTTTCAAAACAACTTTTGCAACCAAGGGTGAAAACTGCATACCCTGGCTAACCATGTTTTGCTCAGCTGATGCATAACTCTCAGTTTTAGCAGCATATTCTGCATGCTTCTGATTGTAGTTGCTTAGCTGTTCATTAGCCCGTTGTTCTTCTTGCTGCTTAATTAAATCATTACGAACATTTGCAGCCACTTCATCCCGAATACTTGCACGCTCTTGCTCTTTTTGATACTGCTCAAATGCATCTTCATTATATCCAAATGATTCCAGCGTTTTGTCTACTGGCGCCACTTGAGCTTGTTGAGCTCTAACTTCTTGCAATTCGTTTCTGAGTGCTTCTATTTCGCGAGCGTTTTCATTCTTTTGCGCCACTACTTGTTGTAACCTTTCAAGCGGCACTTTTTGAACTTCTTGCTCTTGTGTTGTGGATGAATCAACATTATTTACATCCTGCGCAGATGGCGAGCCCTGCAATTCACCTGTAGTATTATCTAATGACATTACTAAGCGTCTCCCGACGAGTTATGGTTAAAAAAATAAGCGTCATCACGACGAGTTGACAATATTATATCTCAGATTGTTGATTATTCAAAATCTGCTGCTCTTGCTCTATTTTTGTCTGGATATCCTCATCAATATCAGCGTTTAATAAATCAGCGTTACTCTCCAAAGCTTCTAGATTTGACTCAGTTACCGGCAAACCTTTTTCTATTTTGTCGCTAACAACCTTAGTTAAAGTCTCTTGAGTTTTGGCGCGCTGGTCAATAGTCTTGGCATTTACCGCTTCAGTATCTGCTATAGTTTTTTCAGTCTTAGTGAATGTGGCCACAACCTCAGCGTTTGCTTTGTCGGCGTCTGCTGCTGCTTTTCTTGCGCTTTCTTTCACAAATGCGTTGTTAGCTTCTTGAGCTTCCATTTGTAATTGTAATTGCTTTTGCTCAAACTCGACCTGCCTTTGTTGGGCTTCCTGCTCTTCAGGTGTAGGCTGCATTTCTTCCAACTCTTCATCAGTAGGCTCAACTGTACCTTGCTGTATCATTGCTTTACGTATACGTTTATGAACCTCATCAGCAACTGGCGAATCAATAGATTTAACCATAAGATCTCTGGAGGTTTCTATGATTGATGCGTCAAACTGTGCCATTGCTGCTAGTGCATTAGCTGTTGCAGTACGGGCAGTTTCAAAAGCTGGGCCAGTGCTTGATGCAACATCATAACGACCCTGACTTAGATCATTAACAATAACTTCTTCACCTGTTTGGTTATCCATGACCGTTTCATTAATCGCCACGAATTCTGTGGTTCCGTCAGCGTTAGTGATTCTAATTTGTCTTTGTTGGTCATAGACAACAGGTGCAGCTTGTATTAGTAATTCAGCTGTATACTGAACAGCTCTAGTCATTGCTGAGACGAATACCTGTGAACCCGCGTCTACTTGTTTCTTAGCTGCTAACAGTATTTCTTGCCCCACATTTGATGGAATATCTCGCGTGGGCCGTCCTGTTGTTATTTGTATGTCTGCTGCTGATTGCTGCTGAACTGCCGCTGACGCCTGATTAAATGAGGGTGAGCCAGTCCTTGCGGGTACAGGAGCTTCAGGATCTGGGTTATACAGCATATATGGATCATTATCTATAGCCATCCTTGAGTAATCGTCTTCATGCCCCTTAAGCTGTTTAGGTGTTACCCAATACGGATCTTGCGGAGCTTTAGCCATAGTCTCTACATTAGTAGATATATTCCAGTTATAGATTCGCTGCGCATCTTTCGCCATCCGAACCATACCACGAAAATAATGGTTATCTTCTTCGTAATGATTCTCGCCATACACCGCGACCAACGGGATAGTTTTAAAAGGGGTAGGATGTGGTCCGCTTAATATCTCGGATCCATTCATTATGTATTTGACGACTTTCTTCGTATTAACAACGCGGCGCTTTCTCTCGATAATTCCTTTCTGTGCCAACTCATCAAGCACTGGCTCAACTTTATCTAGCCATACATCACGCCCATCACTTAATCTTATTAATGTACGTTTTACTGGTTCTTTAACGTAGTAGTCAGCAACTTGGATCAAGTCGTTCTTGAACCAATGTTGATTAAACTCATTATTTCTCAGTGATCCATTATCAAAACTATTAATAGGTTTATCTGGCCAGTTTTCCTCGTAAGCTTCTTTAGTGAAGCCTCGAACTAAAAATGCCCAGTTAGCGTCTTGCTTGTTTGGTGCGCGTGCTCCATTATCCCACCACACACTAGTTAGCGGCGAGGTGATTGGAGTAATCACCAGCTCTTGATCAAATCCATTATCTTCAAATTGATTTGACACTTGCCACGCTGCAAAACCTGTGTTCACTAACAAGAAATGAGCAGTATCATATGCGTCTTTTGCATTGCTTCGGCTTTCAATTGTTCGCAACAAACCTTCGAACGTGTCCGCAACATCTTTTGTAGCACCAGAGTTAGCGCCGCGAACCTTGGTGCTAATCTGATTTTCTTTGTATGCTCCAGTAACCTGAGCCACTGCTGATGCAACGTGATTGATTTCATATGTTGGTAAATCCTGACGGTTTCGTCTAGACCACTCATCCCATTGCGCGCCTTCAACCTGAGCAAATCTTAAATCCAGTGCGGCTAATTCTCTTTGGTCTTCATCAGCTGTAAACGTCTCATGAAACCTACGTATTGCCTTAATATGAACGTCGCGCTTTTTATCATCGCTCATTTTATCTTCTTTAATCTCTGACACTATCTTCTACCCCACTGTTTTCGCGCCCTTGGTTTAGTTATAACTTCATCTTCTAGCGGTGGATTACCAAAACAATAAACCAATGCGTCAGCTAGATTAGGTGATTTCATTTTACGATCAACCATATCTTTTTTAGATTCAACTTGTAATTTGTCAGTATTATAGCGCTTTCTCTGCACTCTGCATAATTCGTCCTTTAATATAGGTAGGTAGTCAAGATCTGACGGTAAGAATATCATGTCATCAGGGTTTTGATACTGTCCTTTAACTACAGCTAAATAAGTTGCGTAGAACCTGTCACGCAAATACCACCAGTACTGAGCTCTTAGATTTCTAAACATATCCTTGTTCATCTTGTCATCTTTATATTTTGCTGTTGGATCAACAACAGAAGCCCCGCCGCTGAAGCCGTGAACCGTTATATCTCTACCCGCTATCCTTTTTTTAAGCCCAACTTTAACACCAGCACCTACGCCAACAGAATCATATACCAAAAAGTCTGACTTGTGATCATATGCATGTTCAAATGCCCGTGGGATTGCGTCGTCTATATCGCCGTCTAGCCACATATCGACCTTAGTAACGAGTGAGCCAAACCTATTGATAACCGCCTTTGCATCCGCGCCAGAATCAGCAACATCAAAGCCAGTAGATTTTAAACCTGTCGGACTATAGCCCAACTTCTTATGACCATCTATCGCAGCCTCCACCCACTCTGGTTGAATAATAGCATCACCATAATCTGCAACCGGGTTACCTTCCCAAACATGCAGATAACGACGGAAATTATTCTTTTTGTCCCGTAACATCTCCTTTTCTAGTTCAGTACCAGCAAACCACGGGTTGTCCGTATAATTTACTTTGCACACATAGACCATGTCGTCTTCATAGAACCCAAATTTATCTAAATGCTTTGCGTACGGAGCAATAAACCGTTGAAATGTGTCGTCTTGTTCGTGCTTAGGATTAAATGATACCCAGATTTCAGAGCCAGGTGAACGAATAGTAGGGATTAAAGTATCCCAGGAATCATTTGTAACGTCTTCAGCTTCTTCAACCCAGCAAATGCCAACATCTTCCGTTGATTTAATCGATGTCGTGTTATTCCAAAGCCCTTTAAATAAGAAGTCAGACTTATTAGCGCCAATAATCGCGTTACCTTGGACTGTGAATCGGCTAGCTAATTCCAGTCTATCAACAGTATCAGATAGTAATTTAAGTACAGAATCTTTAATAGACCCCTGTAACTGTCTAGCACACAGTACACGCTTTCTTTCTTGAGACGCTTTAATAATGGCAGCTTGAGCAAATGCCCACGATTTAGCACCACCACGACCACCATAAAATATTTTGTAACGTTTAGGTTTGAATAACGGTTTGAATTTCTCAGCTATTTGAACGCGCATTAGTCTTTATCCACCCCGTGAGAGATGTTAACTAAGCTATTGATTTGATTAACTATTCTGAAATGTCCTTGATTTGATTTTCGGCTATAAATTCAACCTCAATCATGGTGTGTTCTATCTTACCTTGATGCTCAATGACTTGCTTATCTAAACCTGTGATTTTAGCAATTCCATTGAGAGCCGTATTACTAGCGCTGAACTGCTTTTCTTCTAAAGACAACTCATACACCTCTCTATACTTTTCAATCAAGCTAGCGACCGTTATATCGTGCTTATTAGCTATAAGTTCCTTATGCTTGTCTAAGGCTAGTTTGATACCTGGTTTTTTCATGTTCTCATCAGCTATAGCACCAGCGCTAGTTTCACTATACCCAGCAGTAAGAGCAGCTTGAGTTCCATTACCGCCATTCTCAATATAAGCCTTTACAAACTTATTCTGCTTTGGAGTTAACTTCATAACAATCACTCAAATAACAAATATTTTACCTCAACTTTATTAATTGTCAATTAAGCTACCAGTCTCACTCATCATCACTACTATTCTGATCGGTGCTATTGGGAGAAGTGTTCATTCAGAGACACAGGTCCCCTGAATTCCAATCAGATTCATTGACTCTTATTGTCATTCTAAATACCCTCTTACAACCATATCAATATCAACTTCAATCACTTTTGTTTTGCCATCGACACCAAAATCTTTAAGCGGTGTTACGAAAAAATCGATTGCCGGGGATATAACAACTTTTTCCAAGTTAATAATTTGGCCCATGATAAAAATATTATCTGGCTGACCTGGTATATAAAACGCTTGACCAGCTTCAATTTCATCAAGACTTCTTTTATCTTCTCTTTCACACGTTATTTCTATTGTCATTTTACTAACACCTGATCACCCTCAGTATCTTCAATTGCCCTGTTTATCTGATCTCTAGCCTCTTTCAAATCTTTAATATACGATTTCGCGCCACGTTGACCAGGTACCAGCAACTTTTTGATTGCGTGATGAACTGGTGGTGTATTCGGGTATAGTTCGGCTATTGAATAGAAATCTATCCAACCGCGTTTTATATCGATTAGCCTTAGCTTCTTCTTGTATGCGTTCATAATTTACCCTCGTTGCCTTCTCGCTCTAGTCTTAACGCTTCTCTAAGCGATTGATCCTTATTTTTTAAGTGCAGGATTATCGGCCAACCTAACAACACCAAAAAAGGCCAAATAATATATGTAATAATAATCGCCCGTCTTATTTTGTATGACTCTGTTCGCAAATCCATCCATTGGTTTTTAAAAACTCCATCAACTATATTGGATAAAACATTATCAGCAAATATAACTAAACCCACCATTAAGTAAGCTACTGCCGCTATAGCGAAAAACGTCATTAGCTCTTGCGATATACTTATAGTCATTTTCCCACCACAAACTTTAATGGGTAAACCCGGCCAAAATTATCATCAATATCATAGAGCAGTTCACTATTTAGAAACTCCACCTTCTCTTCCTCGGTCTTTGATGTCATCAACATTTTTAAGATTTCTATATTTGAGCCAAGATAAAAAAGATAAGCAGACGGATGCTTTTCCGGGGCATCTAAAAATAAACCGTTATCACAATAAGCTATAACAGAATAATCAAAACTTTTTAAATCATTATCGAAAATGAACTCTCTAAACTCATCTAACGTTATTTCTTTCATTCTCTTACCCTCTCGTTAATATGTTAACTATAGCTATCAATTAACTATTGGTCAATGTTATTTCGTGTTTTGTTTAATCTTTTCATATACACAGACAACAGCGCTTGAGCCTCTGCTTTATTCTTTTCCAACTCTTCATAAATATCGTTAATAGCGTCGTCGAAACCGTCACCAACCTCTTCTACATGCTCGAGTAAAAGAGGCAATTCTTCCTTAATATCACTGCTATCACCACCAAACATAACGACGTGATTATATATCAAATCTATCAATCTATGAGATTTCGACATACATAAATCCAAAATACGCTTATCTTGATGTATTCCTGTCCGATAAATAATAGTGAACTTCTTTGACTTAAAGAACCGCATTACTGACTTGATCACAATATATGGTTTTGATTCATCCGATAAACAGTAAAAATCAAACTCTGAAAAATCAACTATATTCATTTTTTATCCTCACCTCTCTTTTATCTAAGTTAATGCCTAACCATTGTTTTTAAAGCGACTCAATTACATCTATGATATTTGTCAATTGATTAACAATAAGCTCTGTCTGTTTAGTCAGCAAAACAACCTGTCTTTTTAAGACTAGAACCTCACTCTCAATATCTTTAATATCTCGCTCATGTTCGCATTCTGAGCAGCTTTTATGAAATTGCCCGTGCTTACAATCTCTCATTTCTCACTCCTACCAAATGATGGGTTATGCAATATTAACCACAATTCATTTCCTCGTTATTTATAATTAAAATATAGTAGATGCTTTACATCTTGTCAACGCTATTTAATAACTCATCTGGTTTTTTTTGCTTGACGGTTGCTTGACTCGAATCGTTGTTTTTCGGCCTGGTATTCTTCTTCTAGTGCGTCATATTCTTTTTTGAATTCATCGTCTTTCAATTGTTCTTTTAAAAAACTATCAAAGTTTGTCATTGATTTATCAATCTCTTTCGTCATCTTTTTCCACCTCTTCACGAACGCACCCTAATACGCATTCGACCTCATCTAGAAAGCCCCAAACATTGTCTGTTGTTATATCATCGAAACTAGCTAAATCTATGATTTGGTCTAAGTATTTTTTTATCTCATCTTTGTCCATTGTTTACCCCATTTTCTTTAGACAATAGTATCATCTAGACGGTTTCTGGCCGCCAATCTGTTTGATATTTATTTGATTTACCTAGATTACAATCTTCACATAGAAGTTGTAAATTATCGAAATCTAGGCTTAATTCTGGATTCTTGGACCGTGGCTTAATATGATCAACATGGATCACCACGCCGTGTTTTTTTGGGCTTCTGCCGCACATCATGCACTTACATTTGTATTTTTCCAAAACCCTAACCCTTAACCGCCTCCACTCATCAGAATAATAAAATTCCTTCGATAACTTTGTTAAAGCCGATTTTCTAGCTTTATTTTTTTCATTATGTCCTTTTTTTCTCTTTAGCCTGGGTATATCCTCTTTTTTAGGCTGCCATAAACCATCTTTTTGCGTAGACATCGCATTTAAAACTTTTAATGCTTTTTTCTTTTCTCTATGTAGTTTTCTACTCTGACCCATAGAAGCAAGTTTTTTAAATTTATCCCAATCCTCTATTTTTACGTCAAGTCCTATCAACGCCTTTTTCCATTGTTTTTCTACTCCTGTTAACTCTTGCGCAAATTTTACTTGGCCGTTTTTATATCCTCCTTTTTCTGTTTTGGCAGTCTCTAATAATTCTTTAGTTATTAACATTATATATTCCAAATGGTTTGATCTGAGCTGTTAGAAAATACAGAAAGCCCCTACAAGATCGAGGGTAAAAAAATACCCTGTTCATGCAATGGCCTCTGTATTCTCGGTATTCCGCATGGAATCACTTCACCGAATCAATACACTAATCTCATTGTAAGTTGATTAGATTGGCTGTTATTCGTCTTACAAACGATCCTCCCGAGTATTTCGCTTAGCACTCTTGCGCCTGGGTTTACTTCATAGCGCTTTAAATTCAGCCCGGTGTGATATAGTTTTACTAGGCATTTCTCATACTGAATCGATTCGGTTTGGCTTAGTGCTTGGAGAACTAATTTAATATTTCTTGCTGCTAACCCCGTTGAATGCGGGTCGTTTGGAGAGCGGGAACTTTTGAATAAACGAAAAAAAAGACCTTTAGGGTAAGTATTAAGTATCGGCTAAATAAGGCTTGGTAGAATTATTTAACTTAACACTTACTCTAAAAATCTTTCTAATCTATCTCAACCGATATGTCGCTCTACCAAAACGACAATTGGATATTACCAAATCACAACAAGAAGTCAAATGGTTAATTATTAATTGACAATGCGTTCATATATATTAATATACTCCCTATCTTAAGCAGCGATATCGATAGGCACCGACAGATAAGCCTAGGTCGGTGATATTTTTGCTATAGTAGCGGTTAGATTGGTTGTCTGCATGCTGCGAGTCTGAATTAATATAAGGTGATTTATGAGTAAACTTAAAGAAGTAAAGAAAATCGGCGCCAAAATAGACGAGAACACAGTACAAGTATTGGAAGATTTGTTGGCGTCTGCTAAAACTGGCGAACTGCAAGCCATTATGTATGTTGATAAAAATAATAAAGGTGAATGTGGCCATGGATGGGCTGGCGTCCTTGATAAAAGAATGATTGGCGAATTGCAAAGCCTTAATTTTTGCTTTTTAGCTAAGATGCATTTAGTTAGAGATGGTGAGGACTGGGGTGATGAGTAATAAAGAGTTAAAGGTGCACAAAGAGTGCCGCGATGATTTTTATCACCTTGTTGGATGTTGTAATGGTCGTGAAATAGGTTATTGGGTTCATCCTAATTTGGTTGAGCAAATAAACTAAACTTATGTTATTGACAAATAGTTAACTGTTGGTTATATTGTATATAGTAACTCAGGGGAATTAAGATGCATATAATCGAGATTGAATACCAAAACGAAGTAGTTGAGGCTCATGTAGAATATAGTTTTTACGAAGGCTTTAGTGGGTTTGTGTCTGGAGCCCACGAAGATTGCTTTGAGGGCAGCGAAGATGAGTATGATATAGAATTGCTGGAATTAAAAGAAAACGGCGTTTGGGTTGATAAATCTGAATTAATACCAGAACTAGAAAGTGAAATCATAGGAGCTATCCATGAAATATAAATCAAATTACGGCGCGGTAGTTAGGGATGCAGAGGGTAGAAATAAACAGTACTTCGGTGATTATGAATACTGGGATGGCGTTGCATGGGTCCCGGTGACTATCTCGGACTATGAATTTGGATTAATCACCGGGTTAGAGCCAGTAAAAGAAGAAAAACCAGCGAATTTAGGTGAGCAGCTAGAGAAAGATAATATTTTAATCAAAACAAACGAGGGTTGGAAAATTGTTGAAAAGGATTAGTTTGTTGCTATTGATATCAGTGCAAAGTTACGCGGCATCTATAAGTTATACGCCGTTTGCGAAACATACAGGAAATATCCATACGACATGTGGGTATTCGTTTAACGAAAAACTAAACATGTTAACATTTGAGCATAACGATTACTCTGTGAGTGTTTATAAAAACTCATATTACCGTCAATCTTTGGTTATTGCTCGCAGGTTTAGCACAAATTCAAAGGTTAAGCTGAGCGCTCAAATAGGTGCTGTTAGCGGGTACCATATTGATATGCTGACAGATTGCATGGCTGTGTACAAAAAGCCCCAGATATTACCGTTTTTAGCTGTAGGGGTTATGATACCGATGAATGATAAAATGGGTGTTGAGATGAAGACAATAGGAATGGCGTCTGCAATTTCAGTTTACTATAATTTTTAGAACTAATAATTGACTAAATGTTAAGAGGTGATAAAGTGAAAGTAGAAAGAGTTATGAAAAGCACAACATTCTCAGAATTAAAAGCAGGTGATAAATTCGAGGAACAGCTTACGCGTGCGGATAATGCAGTCTTTGTAAAGATTGATGAAGTTCATGATGGGGTTGGAAAAGCTATGAATGCATATTGCATAAATAAGAATTATTTTTTTTGCTATTCGCCGTCAAGTTCTGTTGCAAAAATTGATGTTAAAATGGTGATTTTAGAATGAAACAATTAACACCAAATGAATTTAGAAAAATTATGGCAGGCGACAAGGATTTGTCAGGTTGCGATTTAAGTGGGTGGGATTTAAAAAACGAAAATTTAAGCAACATAAATCTAAAGGATGCAAATCTAAAGGGTGCAAATCTAATAAATACAAATCTAGAGGATGCCTATCTAAGGGATGCAAATCTAGAGGGTGCAAATCTAATAAATACAAATCTAAGGGATGCAAATCTAGAGGGTGCAAATCTAGTGAGTGCCTATCTAAGGGATGCAAATCTATTGAGTGCAAATCTAAAGGGTGCAAATCTATGGGATGCAAATCTAGTGAGTGCAAATCTATTGGATGCCTATCTATGGGATGCAAATCTAGAGGGTGCAGATCTAAGGGATGCAGCAGGTAATGGACGTGAAATAAAAACACACCAGTTTAATACCTGGACAGTAGTATATACAAAAGCCCGTATTCAGATCGGTTGTAAAAATCACAGCATTGAAGATTGGAGAAACTTCACTGACGATGAAGTAAACAAGATGGATGGGTCCGCATTGGAGTGGTGGAAAAAACACAAAGAGATTATTTTTAAATTAATCGAAATATCACCAGCGGTGGGTTACTAATGAAAACATTTAAAATTTTGTTTAATGACGGGTCAGTGCATTATATTGCAACAACATGCTTATTAAGAGCTGTTGAAGTATCAATGAATATTTACGCTGACAATTTATCAAAAGGTAAATTTACAGATCAACTGAAACAAGAAGCTTTCAAGAAAGTCAACAACTTAGAAGTTGTTGGTGTTAACTTGGTAGATGGCGAGATACACGTAGACGGAGAAAGAGAATGATTACAGAAAGTAAAATTATAGAAATGCTTGAGTTGCAAAATTTGATGAACGAGAAGGTTGATAAGGATTGGAGGAAAAAAGACAACGACTGGTTGTTTGCGGCATCTGTTGAAGCGGTTGAAATGATCGATCACATAGGATGGAAATGGTGGAAGAAACAACATAGAGATATTAAGCAGGCGAAAATGGAGCTTATTGATATTTGGCATTTCGCGCTAAGTTATTTTATGACAGTTAAGTTAACCCCAACATCTGAAGAAAAAGATATCGGTGATATTGCAAAGGAAATTTGTACAGATATAAGATATTTTATCGATGGGAAAAGGTTTGAAAAATCTATTGAGAACAATAAAGAGCTAAATTTTGTTGGTTGTGTAAAGGGGTTTATGCATCATGCGGGTAGTCAAATAGGGTTCCCTATGTATTATTATCTGTACTTGTTGCGACTCTGCGATATGTCGTACAGCGAGTTGTACTTAATGTACATTGGTAAAAATATGTTAAACCTATTTCGTCAGGATAAAGGGTACAACGAAGGCTTTTACCAAAAAATATGGTCCGGAAAAGAAGATAACGAGCATTTATCAGAAATATTATCCAACATTGATACGTCGGATAAAGATATTCAAGTTAACATCACCTATGAGCTGGAAGAAAGGTATATCTGCCACCTTGCGTCGGAAATGGCGGGGCATAACTTATGAGTCAAGTAAAAAAACCAGAGCAACTACCGCCAATTTGTCAACAAACTTGCACTACAGAAAAAGGGTGTACGTGCCAAAATAAATTGTTTAAATAATTGACAATTAATCAATGTCCGCTATATTTAAAATAACAAAGAGGATATTGATATGAAGCTCAGAACAACGACTTTTGAAGCGGAACACAAGGATGGGAATGTTTTGCTAACACTGCCCGTAAATACGGTTTTTGCGCAAAATATAGATAGAGTGACGTTTAAAATGATACAACATGCGGCGCTTAATCTATTTACTGAGGATCAAAAAAGGGATTTACTGGAATCGATAAGAGGTGAGTTAGAATGAAGGTTGAAACACAAAAAGAACAAGTTGTAGGTTCTCTTCCTATCAAAGGTGGTGTGTACGAAATAACAGCTAAATATTACTTTGACAAAGCGGCCGAGTTTCCAGATATTGACATTAAAATGCAATTTATGAATATGTGGTCGTGGTTAAATGCCAATAAATCTCGCTTAAAGACAAAACGAGGTATGAATAAGTTTATAACAGGCTGGTTAATCAGGAGTAGAGAAAAAAATGCACCAACTGGTAGAAAGAAAATCATCAACTGTGCGTCCGGTCCTTATGAAATTGTGGGACAAGATGAGGGAGAGATATGGAGCTAGTTGGACTTTTGGGGATTACCCAACATCAGCATGGATCGGGGATTTAGAGGGCATTAAAGATCAGGACTTAATTAAAGGATTTATTGCGCTCAAGGACATGGCAGAATATGCAGATTGGCCGCCAAAGTCATCAGCGTTCTATCTGATTTGCAAACCAAGGATTATAAAGAAAATAAGGAGACATAAGTTTAAAAGGTACGAAAGATCGAAAGAATCAAATAAACTAATGAATGATTTAAAGGTGAAATTATGAATATTTTTGATGTAGTTGCTAAATCTCTTAAGGACAGATTGGAAGAATTATCATTAAACGGCATTGATTGCAAAAAAATCAATTGCAACAAGATTAGTCAGCATTCGTATGAGCGTGCTAGAAAATTTTCTGGTCTTTACGAATTCATTGAGAATTTTGCTTTAGAAAACCACAGAAAGCCGACAAACATGGAGTTGCCGAAAAATATGCAAAGCACGCTAAGAAGAAGTGTAACGGGATTAAACTATGAGGATTTTTTAACCGAAACTGGGCTAATTAAGCTGCCTGGGTCAATTGACAATCTATCAATATTGAACAATACAGATGTTAAAGCGATTAGAGAAGAGGTCCGTCTTTTCAGAAAAAAAGGCGCAAAAGGAATAACAGCATATTTGGAAAAGTTGGCAGAAAAACATCATGTTTCGGATAGCACGATAAAACGAATTATCTACAGTTCTGGCCGTAGGAAAAGAGCAAGATGAAGCTTTTTTCACTAGAAGCAGAGCAAGCGGTGCTAAGTGCCGCTATGCTTAATAGCGACCTTGTGGATAAATTACTATTGCTGTCTGAAGATGATTTTTATTATGAGCAGCATAAGGAAATATTCCGAGGCATTAAATCAATCTCAGGTGAGATTAATATTTTCACTGTTAGCGAATGTATAGATTTAGTAAAAATTGGCGGCATGGAGTATTTGAGTGATATAGCTGATTGTCAGGCGCTTGAGTCTTCGTTTGATAGCTATGTAGCAGTTATTGAAGATCGTGCAGCAAAACGGAAAATGGCTGCAATTGGGAAAGATGTTTTAGATAGTATCGAAAAAGGTAATTTAGATGAGATAATACAAAAAGCAACAGCATCAATAGAGAAAATTAACGATAAAAAAGAGCCGAACACACATAACATTAATTCACTTTTGAAGCAGTCTGTTGACAGAATTGATGAGTTATTTCACTCTGATTCATTGATAACTGGTTTAGATACTGGTTTTGATAGATTAAATGACGCTACTAGCGGCTTTCAGGCTGGGGACCTGGTTGTTATTGCGGCAAGACCATCAATGGGGAAAACTGCGGCAGCAATGAATATCTGCGAAAAGTCGTTTATGTCGCAAAATAAACCCACTATTGTATTCAGTTTAGAGATGCCAGCGGAACAACTAACAAGAAGGATGTTGGCAAGTTTAGGTAGAATTGATGCCTCTAGGGTCAGGGATGGAAAATTAGAAGAGGAAGACTGGCCAAAGCTTTCTAGTGCTGTACATAAAATGCAAGATAAGAAAATATTTATAGATGATACGAGTTCGATTTCCCCGAATTATTTGAAATCTGTTGTGAAAAATATTGCAAGGGAACACGGTGAACCCGCTTTGATTATGGTTGACTACCTGCAATTGATGTCAATAAAAGGATTTAAAGAAGGTCGAGTTGCGGAGATATCAGAAATATCACGGTCACTCAAAGCTATCGCTAAAGAGTTTAAGTGCCCGGTCGTCGCGCTTTCTCAGTTAAACAGAGGTGTTGAGCAGCGCCCAAATAAACGCCCAGTAAATTCCGACTTAAGGGAGTCTGGCGCCATAGAGCAGGATGCCGACTTAATCTTATTCCTCTATCGAGATGAATACTACAATCCAGAAACTGAAAAAAAAGGGGTCGCTGAGGTGATTATAGGTAAAAATAGGAACGGTGAGGTCGGACAATTTGATCTTGCTTTTATTGGTCGATTTGTGAGATTTGAGAATTTAGCGCATGAAACTGAATATGATTAGAATGAAAGATGGAGTGATGGATGGCGTTATGATGCCTGCTGATGATGTAACGGTAAATAGAATTAAAAAACTTCCATATGGAGAGATCTGCCCTATGGAAGTTAAGGAGCCTCAAAACCTAGCCTTTCATCGAAAGTTGTTTAAATTAATCGGCTTTGCATTTGACCATATGAAATTAGATGATACACCTCATCAGCGTAAAAGATTTAGGAAAGACTTAACAATATTAGCTGGTTATCATTATAAAGTTTACAACTATAAAGGTGAGTTAAGGTTAGAGGCGCAATCCTTGAGTTTCGGAAAAATGAGCGCCGATGAAAGAAGGGAGTTTTACGACGCTATTCTAAAAGTTATTTGGGAAAAAATATTTAATACGGATGATTTGAATGTACTGACTGAATTAAATAGGTTTTAAAATGAAAACAAACAAACAACAACGATTTCACACTAAATTAATGTCGCTTAATTGCGCGGTAACTGCTGAAAAGTTTATTTGCGGATACAGAAATCAATTACATCATTGCGCGGGCCGAGCATTCAAGCTAAATGGGGAATGTGTCGGGGAGTGGTATGTATACCCTCTAGCGGGGGTTATCCATGATCCAAGACTGGAAAAAGAAGGTGAGTTTTTAAATATAGGGCATAGGCACGGCTCTGGCGGCTCTAAATCTGATTTTAAAAGGATAAATGGAAGGGATATAGATATTTTCGTGAACAGTATGGAAGAGTATGAGAGCTATTACGGGAAGGATGATGATGTTGATTGGGATGCTATAGAATTAATTCAAAAAAGATTACTTTAACTCTTGACCAATAGTTAATAAGTGCTATATTTAAATTGTAACCAACGAGGTAGTTAAAATGAACAAGTCAACAGCTGTAATGATTAAGGAAACAACAAGGGGTTCGTTTGAGCATTTACAGGATTACGCTCAGTTTTTAGCCATCTCTACTCAGATTTTAGAAGATGGTAGAACCTTGTATATGTTTGATGACAAATCATCAATCATGGTTGATGATCAAAAAAGATGTCAGATTCACTAAAAAAGAGGGTAAAAAATGAACATTTTAAAAGATGTTATAAAGAGCTTAATCGATACAGAGCAGTGGGACGCGGCAAACGCGATAATTGAACTACAAAAAACGGACAAAGGATGTGATAACACTGATAGTGTTGAATGGGTACCATCAAAATCTGACTATGTAATTGTGCGATGTGAAAACGCTGGCGTTCATGTTGGCTACTATTCTAATCATAATGGCAGAGAGGTTGGTTTGACTAGATCTAGGCGTTTATGGTATTGGGAATGTAAATCTGGCCACTCTTTGTCAGGGCTGGCTGACAAAGGGTTAAATAAAAACTCTAAAATCGCCGCTGAAATAGACGTTAGCCTTCTCGACGCTTGTGAGATTATAAAGGTGAAATCTGAGAATGTAGATTCATTTATTAAACAACCAGTACATAATAAAAGTGATGATGATGACTAATTCAATAACCATATTCAAATGTCCTGATAAATATCAAGGCGAAACTCGTGGCTATGGCTATGGCTCTGGCTCTGACTCTGGCTCTGGCTCTGGCTCTGGCAATGGCGATGGCTATGGCGATGGCTCTGGCTATGGCGATGGCTCTGGCTATGGCGAGGGGTTTGACGATGGCGATGGCGATGGCTCTGGCTCTGGCTCTGACTCTGGCTCTGGCTATGGCTAATCACCACTGAAGCGCATTCTAATAAGTGTGCTTTGGGGTGCAATTTCGCACTGCTAAAAAGGTGAGAGATTTATCGGGTAAATTTAATGTGAATATTTGAAAACACGGACCACTTGCCTTGACTCTCGTGGTCCATCAAGAGGGCGTTATTATGCTAGATAAAATTATAGAACAAGCAATTGTACTGGACTTATCAATCATGTCGTTATTGTTATTAACTATAATGTTTTGCGTAAAAGGGGTTTTATTATAAGAAAATTTATAAACAGAAAAGATTCAAATCATAATGAAGTTGCTAAGGAGTTCAAAAGGCTCGGGTGGTACATCTCGGATGTGTCAAATATCCCGGCGCTTTGTGATCTAAGGATAGATCGCATTATCGATAATAAACATGTATCTATTGTGGTCGAAATAAAAGACGGTGAAAAACCTCAATCTCAAAGAAAGTTGACTAAAGATGAGGTTTCTTATCTTTCTACCTTCCCTGGAAATATCGCAATTGTTGAAAGTTTGTACGATTGCGCGGTATTAGATAAACTAGCTGAAAGGTCGAGTGTTATTATCAGATATAAATTCGATATAGTGTTAGATAGGGGTGTTAAAAAATGATCTTAGATATATTCAGTAAGTTGTTTGGTATGGGCGAAAAGTTCATTGAGACAAAGCAAAAGATTAAGCTCGAAGGAATGCAGGCAGAGAATAATCTAAAGATAAAAACCATAGATGGTGCGGCTAGCTGGGAAGAAATGGCTGCAGCAAAATCAAGTAGGTTCTTAAGATGGATACTAGCTCTACACTTGCTCGCATTGATCGATACTTCAATTTACATGTCTTTAACAAATCACGAAAACCCGTCAGTACTATTCGAAACAATAGAAGGTATGCCTGTCTGGTGTCAAGGTTTGCTTGCTACAGTTTATGGGTTTGCGTTTGGTGCTGCTCCGCTCAAAGCGGTTGGGGCGAAAGCGTTCGGATCACTCTTAAAGAGGAAAAAATAATGTTTAAGCCAGGCAGTGCATCAAAAAGAAATCTAGATGGGGTTCACCCTGATTTAGTGGAAGTAGTTATGCTGGCGTACAGGTTGAGTAAAGTAGATTTTTCTGTAGTAGATGGGCTGAGAGATATAATCACACAGAAACGCTATGTTAGAACAGGTGTAAGCCAAACCATGGACTCTAAACACTTAGAGCAAAAGGACGGGTTTTCGCATGCTGTAGACTTGTATCCGTGGGTAAATGGTAAAACAAACCACGATGAAAAGTACTATCTTATGGTGTGTAAGGCAGTTCATGAGGCGGCTAACAGGTTAAAGGTAAGAGTAACTCTGGGTTGTTTTTGGACTTCGTTTCAGCAAAACTCTAATGGCGTTATTGAGTATGGTGATAAATGTCATGTTGAATTGTGGAGTGATTAATGCCGGAAAATAAAAAGTGAGAGCTCAACAATTGCTAGCTAGGGCTGCCAGACGAGGGTTAATTAAAAAGAGGTCTTGTGAAGCTTGCTGTTCTAAAGACTCTCAAGGTCACCACCCAGATTACAATTCGCCATTGCAGGTAATATGGTTGTGTGCCAGTCATCATAAAGACTGGCATACCAAGCATGGTCCCGGTTTGAACGGGTAGACATAATTAATAAAAATAAGTTATTATCAAATGGCTTACCCGACAAACTAAGGGGGTGATAGGCTAAGGATAGCAATCTTTTGATTTTAGTGCCTCTATTTGTACCTTTGCATACTCTAAAACGATTTGCTCCATATTTGATGTTGCGTCTGCCTTCCCCTCCCTTTTCTTTATTTCATAATCTATTTCATCGGTAGATAAAGATTCGTCTATCTCTATCGCAAATCTTTCAAACAATCTGTTTTTAATTCTGTTTATGCTCATTTTTTAGCCCTCGTTGTTTATATTTTAAATATAGACTGTATTGATATTCTGTCAATCAAAAGTTATAATAAAATAAATTAAGGGTGAATTATGTTAAGTGTAAAGATTTTAGATTTTCTTGTTAACGAACGTCAGTTGACTTATGATATGGTGTCAGCATACTGTGGGCGTACGCGCCAGCACTGGCATTATGTGCATAAAGGGACGTATTCTTGCAGCGGTGATGAGTTAATGCGGTTAAAACAGTACGTTATAGAGAATAACGTATTCAACGGTAAAGCTTTAAAAAACAATCTTCGGGAGTGCTCAAATGTTTCATAACATTCACAAAAAAATTTCATTAACAAAGAAAAAGCAAGAAGTTGGAGGACGAGGAAAGCAGCGACCAAAGCCGCCAGAAAAACCACAAGGAGTAGGAGGGAGGGGTAAGCAAAGACCTAAGCCGCCGACAGAGGGTTAAAAAATGTTAGAAGGGGTTTTTGTGGTTCTGTGTGTTCTGTGTGTTCTTCAGCCCACAGCTCAACGCATATTCGCAGGCGCTTACTTTGTTCTAATAACCCTTACTCACGATATATTTTTATCTTCATTAGATGGCTTCTCATACTACGGCAGTGCAGCAACTGGTGGTTTGCTCGCTGCTGTTTTGATGACTGGTATTAACCCTATTCCAAAGATAGTGCTAAAACTCCAAGTTGTCTGTATTCTTTCTGCGATATTAAATTTTATGGGCTGGGTGTTATGGTATCTATACTTGCCGCCCGACGCTTATAATATAGCTTTCATTTGTCTATACCTGTATACTGTGATTATACTTTTATCTCGGGATAAAGAGGATGTGGCAGGAATTACAGTTGGCGGCTTGCATTCTTGCTTTCGTTTCAGTCATCATCCATTTGTTTTTTATTTTTTTAAACACAAAGATAAAGCATGAGCATCAAAACAGAATTAACTCAGGCGCTAACAGATACAAAAACAGCGATAGCGGTCGCGACAACGACAACAAGCACAGGGGTGGGGACGATACTAGATTTAATCCCAGACAACATAGGTAAGCTAGCAACCTTGGTAGGTATTATTTTGTCGTCTGTTTTGATTTTTACCCATCTGAGAAAGGGTACTATTGAATACAGAAAAACAAAGTTAGAGATGAAAATTCTAGAAGAAGAAGCAAAGCGATTTAAAGAGGATAAAAAATGAAGCGCACCATCATACGAAGCAGTATGGCATCCGACTTAATATCACCGTTACTAGACAACGAATTCGAACACGGGTATATATCAATTAAATTTTACACTGATGGCACTTATAGTGAATTGGTTGCGCCGGAATCTGGAGTTGCTATTTTTACTGGCTCAGAGGATGGGGAAATATACGGAAGTATATCAAATGGCGCTTTAGATGCTGAAATTGTTGGAGTTGGATTAAACTACTCAAGGCCTACGTACTCGGGCGACGTAAGATATATAAAGGTTGAGTTCGAATCTATTGTTGGCGCAAGTCACGCGCAAGTTATGATTAGTCAATACTAGGGGGTTATATGGCTGGAATATTAGGTATTGGTACAAATTACGAAAGAGATTTTAATACTGATATTTCTCTAGAAAGAATCCCAGGTTGGGATGTTAGAACCGTAGCTGGCAGTAACGGGGATATAGATACTGGTGACGATGTGACCATTTGGCCGTTCGTCGGCAATAAATGGGTGAGACCCGACGTAGGCAGCATTTTTTATATTTCTAGCACAAGTGCTTCCGATACATTGAACACTTTTTTTGTTACCGCGCTTGACCCAGATTACGTTCAAGATACATATATAGTGACCCCTAACGGACAAACACCTGTAGATATCACAGGCACAGGTAAGCAACTATTTAGGATAATTGACTGTATTAATATATCAACTGTCATACAGGGTGCTCCACATCCTAGTTTAGGTGATATTTATATAGCTAGTGAAAATAATCACACCAGCGGAATACCTAACGACGCAGCAAAGGTTCAAGGTCAAATTGAATTAAGAGGCGGCATTAGTGCAGATAAGTGGCGATGTGGTTACACAACGGTCCCGAAAGGTAAAACAGCTATAGCGCGAAGGGTTTTTACCTGGCTTGGAAAAAACAAGGAAGCAAGTATAAATTGGAATACATCACTAAATACAGCATCTGCACTAGGTGTAGAGCTTGAGTTAAGTAGGATCCAGCAGTTCCAAAATTTTAGCGAGGTTTCACTAATTGATGTTGTATTTCCTCAGTTCTCAGATATTCACTTTACTATCTCAGCTGAAAACAATAACTCGTCAGCTGAGAGTTTAATTCAATTTTTAATCGTTGATAACAATGTTATAGCTTGACAATTCGTTAATCCTCATTTAATCTTAAGTTATCTAATCAAGGGTAGCTTAAGATGTCTAAAAGCAATCAATACAATTTCTTACTGAAAAAACTTATATATATGCAAGAGCTGCATTATAAGATTGACATATTGTTTTCTCATAACTTAGCAACCCTCGACGACCTTTATTGGTCATTAAAAAACGAATTTAACGCGGAATACGCTTTAATAGAATTCAAAAAGGTGAATAAGATATGACAAAAGTTAAAGACAATAGACCAGGAAATAAGATTGAACTTAAGAACTTGGATGTAAAGTCTACATTCACTCTACCGGGATGTAGCGTAGTTCACGCTGTTCTTACTCATGACGTTGCATACAATGCCAATACTCAATGCGTGTGTTTGACAGATATTAGATTGGTGCATATTGAAAACACAACAATGGTTTGCCCGGTTGAAATTGAAATTATCATAGAGAATAAACATGACTAAAACACACTTTAAAAAAGTTTTTAACTCTCCATACCTAAGCTCTTCGGATTTAGAGGGAATGATTAATCTAACAATAAAACATGTTAGACAGGAGCCCGACAAAACGAAGAGAACTAAAGAATTATTTAATACGGCTTATTTTGTTGAATCTGCATTACCGGACGGTCTACCACTGAAGCCAATGATATTAAATGTCACTAACTCAAAAATGGTGGTTAGTTTTACCAATTCTAAATATATTGAGGATTGGGCAAATATCCCGGTATCAATATATGTTTTGGAAAATGTGCGTATTGGACGTGATGTAACTGAGGGGCTAAGAATAAGCCCTAATCAACCCTCAAAAGTACTACCTCTCTTAACAAGGGACGACCCTAAATTCCAGAAAGCTATAGAGTCATATAGAGCTAACGGAAACTTGAATAAAGTACTGGAAAGAATGACGGTTAGCGAAGAAGACCAATACTTTATAGCGGAACAAGCGGAACAAGCGGAACAAGCGGATAAAAAAGATGGTTAAATTCCACGATATAAAACAAAATACTGATTACTGGCATCAGTTAAGATGCGGAAAGGTTACGGCATCGCAAATAGGAAAAATAATGGTCAACTATCCTAAAGCTTTCAGTGATCCTGCAAAAAGATACGCAACACAGATCGCTTTAGAGCAGATAACCTGCAAGCCATGTAGTGATAATTATTCTAACTCTGAAATGGATAGAGGGCACGAAGAGGAACCAATTGCTAGAAAGCTTTATGAAGATGAAAACTTTATTAATGTTAGTAATGGTGGTTTTTTTGAGGACGGTGATTGTGGCGTAAGTCCTGATGGGCTAGTTGATACCAATGGGTTAATAGAGATAAAGGCTCAAAAATTTAACATCCATTACGACACAGTTAGAAAAGCAACGCCTAACTCTACTTATAATTGGCAGTATAGATTTTTATTAAAAGTCACAGGTAGAGAATGGCTTGATTTTGTTAGTTATTGCTCAACATTTCCAAAAGGTAAGCAGCTTTTTACTTATCGAATGTACGCAAAGGATATGAAGGAGAACTTCAAGAAGATCGATGACCGATTGGCTCAGTTTTTTAAATTGGTCGAAAAAACAAAACAAACAATTTTAGAATCAAAATATGATTACAGAGGGTAAAAAGATGAGTGATATCAACTACAACACTGGGAACAACAACACTGGGAACAACAACACTGGGAACAACAACACTGGGAACAACAACACTGGGTGCTACAACACTGGGCGCTACAACGCTGGGGACTACAACACTGGGAGCTGCAACGCTGGGGACTACAACACTGGGAACAACAACACTGGGGACAACAACGCTGGTAACTGGAACTCATCAAGTAGCGTATCAGGTTATTTCAACACCGAATCACTAAAAACGATTC